CGAGTAGGTGTAACCCCTAAACAAGCTCAGGCTTTAATTGACTCTTGTAGTACAGAAGATGAAGCTGAAGCTATTGTAGAGTTTGAGTATAATAAACTCTTCCAGTCTAAAGCTAAGTTCATACAACAGATGCGTCTAGTCCACATGGTTAGAGAGTTTGATGGAACTTACGCTAAACTGTACGGTGACGAGTGGATGAACCCTGCTACAGGTGAGTGGAGGTTGGATGGGTAATACTAGAGGTGAGTACTTCAAAACTGAAACTCAATTCTGGAACTGGATGAGATCACAACTCCGTAGAGTGTGGTCTCAACACCCGACTAAGTTAGATTTCTTGAAGTCTAAGAGGTATACTAAGCGAGTAGGGAACAGACCTATTTACCATATTGACTGTGCTGTATGTAATCAGCCAACACCTCTTAAAAATATTGAGGTGAATCATAAGGTAAACTGTGGTAATCCCTCTGAAGCTGGGTATCACCTAAGAATGCTTGATGTCTTGTATAAAGATTTAGAGGCCGTATGTAAGCCTTGTCACAGCATCATTACTTACTCGGAAAGAATGGGTATTAGCTTTGAAGAGGCTGTTATAGAGAAACAGGTAGTTGCGTTTGGTAAGTTGCCAGCAGCTAAACAGAAGGAGATACTAAATGATTTCGGGAAACCCTATGGAAGTACTGTCAACGACAGAAAGCAAGCCTACAGAGAAGAACTCCTCAGTAAGTAGCTCTCCTGAAGGAACTGTACATGAAGATAATATAAACGGTGGGTACTGGTTAAAAGTAGATAAGTTTAGTTCCGAAATTTTTAAACTTATGGGTGATCTGCTACTTAACGGTGAATCCTCAAAGGAAGACTCAGTACGCAATCCCTCACACTACCAACTGTTCGATGGTGTAGAATCAATCGAAGTAATCCGTAAAGTTCTTACTAAAGAAGAGTTTCGTGGATTCTGTTTTGGCAATGTACTGAAGTATAGGGCTAGAGCAGGTAAAAAAGATAAGCTTGAGCAAGATATTGCTAAGGCTGGTTTCTATAACGAATTATGGAGTATCTATAAAGATGAGTAATGATATTATTGTTATTGCTGACACACAGGTAAAGAAAGGTTCAGACCTGTCTCACCTTGAAGCTTTGTCAGTGTATATTTGGGAACATAAACCAGCTCACATCGTACATATCGGCGATAACTGGGACTTTCCATCACTAAGCTACTATGCACCTCCTTTAAAGAAAGAAGGTAAGCGTTTAATTGATGACCTTCATTCCGGTAAGGAAGCTCTTGAGCTGATTATGCATTATAGCCGTGAACGTGTAGTTAAAGCTAAAGGTAAAGCTAATTACTCTCCAGAGCTACATTTCTGTGAGGGTAATCATGAACAACGTCTTAAGCGTTTCATAGACAACACTCCACAATTAGTAGGTATGATTGATCTTCCAGAGATTATTGAAGATCAAGGTTGGACTTTTCATGACTTCCTGAAGCCTGTAGAGATTGATGGTGTTGTATTCCGTCATTACTTAGTTAATCCACAATCAGGTAAAGCTCTTGGTGGCTCTATTGATAACAAACTAAATAAGACTCCGTACAGTTTCGTACATGGGCATCAGCAACAGTTCCAAATGGGGCGTAGACAGAATACTCTAGGCAAGCCTCATTTCGGTGTATGTGCTGGTTCTTTCTATATGGAAGATGAAGGCTATCGCGGCTATGAGAATACTGAGATTCGTGGTTTTGTGCATCTGAAGAACTTTACCAACCGTTATGGTTATAGTGATTATGATGTTGAGTTTGTATCCTTAGAGAGATTACTGGAGGATTATTAATGAGATCAGCTAAAGATATTCTGGTAGATTTTAAAGGTGTATTGGATGAAGCTGAAGAGCAATTACACCCAATGACACTAGGTGAGATTAGCGAGTTATCTGACGTACAACAGTGTCAGATCTTCGAAGCTATGCGGATTGCTAGTTTGCTTAGAGAGACGCTAAAGGAGTGGAATGGAGAGTGATTAAAGTTGAACTCGTCGATTCTATGGGATCTGACATTACAGTAGCTAACGTAGCTCGTGTATCGTTTAACAAGTGGAAAGATGAGTTCAATGCTAAAGATGAGGGACTGATTAAGTTCCTCGCTAAGCATGAACATACAACACCTTTCCGTCACCCACAGATTATGCTGAGATGTACTGCGCCGCTGTATGTCGCCCGTCAACTCGGCAAGCATCAGGTAGGTATGAGTTGGAATGAAGTTAGTCGTCGTTATGTAGATGAAGAGCCTACTTTCCATACAGAGAAGCTGCTCCGTAAACGACCTGAAGGTGGTATTAAGCAGGGGTCTTCAGACGAATGCATCCCAGAACATCACCTGTGTGTATACAATGAGTTCGGCGGTGCTGGTACATCTCCAAACGAGTATGTAGAACTTGGCCTGAAACTGTACAACAAGATGTTAGAGCGTGGTGTAGCACCTGAAGTAGCTCGTACATTCCTTCCACAAAACATGGATACTACTTGGATCTGGACAGGTTCACTGTATAGCTTCTTCCATGTGTGGCGACTACGTTCAGATGCTCATGCTCAAGTTGAAGCTCAACAGTTTGCTAAAGAGTTAGAAACAGTTGTAGAGAAATTATTCCCAGTAAGCTGGGCAGCATTAAAGGAGAACAAAGATGTTTAATATTGGTGATACAGTTAAAGTAGTACGTCCTTGCAAGATTGATGGGTACTTCTACGTAGATGAAGGTACTGTATCAATTGTGAAGGAGATTGCGCTAGGAGATAATCAGGATATTTTGTTGAGTAGCGGTGTGTGGATTAGCTCATCAAGTCTTGACCTTGTAAAAAGTACTAAAACTATCAAATTCAAAGGCGTACAGCCAGAATACATGACAAAAGGAGCGGCAGGTGCAGACCTTATCACAGTACACGACTATTTTATCGAACCAAACCAAGTTGTGCTCGTTGACAGTGGAACAGCTGTACAGATTCCTGACGGTTACGTTGGACTCCTCTGTGCTCGCTCATCTATTGCATTTAAGCGTGGTTTGCGCCTTGTTAATGGCGTGGGTGTAATTGATTCTGACTTCCAAGACACAATTAAGTTTGCTTATCAGAATGTAACTGACCAAATGGTTAAACTATCTGTTGGTGAACGTGTAGGCCAAATCCTGTTTATGGAATGTCCTCAGTTTGAGTTTGAGAAAGTAGAAAAGTTTACTGATGAAACTGTACGTGGTGCAGGATTCGGAGATACTGGAAAATGACTGAAGATGTTTAAGCTTTTATAGACAGGCTCTATGAGGACGGACATTACAGTATAGAGGAGCTAGATAAATTCGTAGATGATATATCAGCCCTTCTACAGTATTGGTATGATATGTAAGTCAGCTATAGCACATTCTTAGGAGTGTGCTATGTCGGACTAACACAACAATGGAGAAAATATGCTGGAAAGTAGAAGTAATGAGGGGAAAACTAAAGAGCCTAACATGATACTATCAGATATTACTGTATTTACTAAATACGCTAAGTATGTACCAAGTAAAGGTAGACGTGAGACTTGGGAAGAGTTAGTGGAGCGTAATGAAAGTATGCACATCAATAAATTCCCACATTTGAAAGGTGAGATCAAGCAAGCGTATGAGTTTGTGTATGATCGTAAAATCCTCCCCAGTATGCGTTCTCTACAGTTTGGTGGATTGCCTATTGAACTGGCTAATAACCGTATCTTCAACTGTGCATTCCTTAACTTAGATGACACAGCTGCGTTTAGTGAGATGATGTTCTTACTATTGGGTGGGACTGGTGTAGGGTATTCCGTACAGAAAGCACATGTAAGCAAACTACCTGTGGTTAGTGGGACTAAAGGAACTAAGCGTTTCTTGGTAGAGGATAGTATTATGGGGTGGGCTGAAGCTGTAAGAGTTCTTGTTGATGCTCATACTAAATCTAAGCCACTACCTCTATTTGATTACAGGGACATCCGTGAGAAAGGTGCGGCGTTAGTCTCTACTGGAGGTAAAGCCCCCGGAGCTGAGCCACTAAAACAATGTTTAACCAAGTTACAGAAAGTATTAAAGGGTGCTAAAGGTCGTATGTTATCTACACTGGAAGCTCATGACATGGCTTGCTTTGTAGCTGATGCAGTTCTTACAGGTGGTATTCGTAGAGCAGCATTGATCTGTTTATTTGATCGAGATGATAAAGAAATGCTTAAGTGCAAGGGAAACAAGGTACTTAAAGTAGAGCCTTCATTCCCTGCCGGTTGGTATGAACTTACTGACGAAGAATCAAGTAAGAAATATATGAAACAAATCCCCGACTATTACCCTATCGTTAATGGTTTTGTAGAGCTGCCTTGGTATGAGATTGAACCTCAGCGTGGTCGTGCAAACAACTCTGCCGTATTACCTCGTGGCAAGGTATCGCAGGAAGAATTCATGAATCTAATGCGGCAAGTAGAGGATTCTAAGGCTGGAGAGCCAGGAGTTTACTGGACTTCTAATACTGATTGGGGTACAAACCCCTGTTGTGAGATTGGTCTGCGTAGTAATCAAATGTGTAATCTGACTGAAATTAGTGCTGCTGGTATTAATTCTCAAGAAGATCTTAATGAGCGTGCAAAAGCTGCTGCGTTTATTGGAACACTACAAGCTTCTTATACAGATTTCCATTATCTCCGAGATATTTGGAAAGAGACTTGTGAAGAAGATGCATTGATCGGTGTAGGTATGACAGGTATTGCATCTGGTGCTGTACTGAAGCTTGACCTTGAAGAAGCTTCCAGTATCGTTATTGAAGAGAATAGACGTGCCGCAGATTTAATGAGAATAAACCCAGCTAAACGTACTACTACAGTTAAACCAAGCGGCACTTCATCATTGGTACTTGGAACTTCTTCTGGTATCCATGCATGGCATAACGAATACTACATTCGTCGTATGCGTTTAGGTAAGAATGAACCATTATACACATACCTCAAAGATGCCCTTCCAGAGCTTGTAGAAGATGATTACTTTACAGAAGGACAAGCAGTAGCGTCATTCCCACAATCAGCTCCTACAGGATCTATTGTCCGTACAGAGAGTCCTATGGAACTTCTGGAGCGTGTACGTAAGTTCAATATTGAGTGGGTTCGTGGGGGTCATGTAGAGGGTGATAACACTCACAATGTATCTTGCACAATCTCTGTTAAAGATGATGAGTGGGGTATCGTATCTGAATGGATGTGGGAGAATAGGGATAACTATAATGGTATCTCAGTACTTCCTTATGCTGGTGGAACATATGTTCAAGCTCCTTTTGAGGACATCACTAAGGAACAGTTTGATGCTATGATTAAGCTGCTGAATGAAGTAGACCTTACCCAAGTTAAGGAAGATAGTGATAATACTGACTTAGCAGGGGAAGTAGCTTGTGCAGCTGGAGGATGTGCAGTCTAACGACTGCGCACCCTGCATGTAGAGTCAAAACAAGGGGTTCTACTGAAGTAACTAAGATGGAGGAGATTGTATGAACTTTATGGAAGCACTAGATCACCTAGCTTCTGGTTATTATATTACCCTGCCTGAATGGGGAGGTTACTGGTATGCAGAGCCTAGTGGAAATATTGCCGTAAGGACTAGAGATGGTGAGACATTTACTGACCCTTGGATTGTACGCTTTCATAGACGTACAGATTGGATTGCAACCTTGCCTGAAGTATAAGGAGTAAATATGATTGAGTTGGTTGGAGGGAGGATCCGTCTACCCTCGACAGAGAACGTAGTTAACCAAGCGACTCAAGAAGTTTACGAGAAGTGTTTGAAGCGTTTGCCTCAAGCACTTGGTAAACATATTGGCGTAGCTTGTAGGATTGTTTATAGCGAATGTCCTGAGCTTGGAGCTAGATTCTTAGGGGAGATGCAGATAGCTGGTTTCCTTAAGTTTAAGAGTAGGTTTGGTAGAACGTATGAAGAGAACATGCTTATAGTTGAGCCTACGGCTGAGCTTAATCGTGTACCCATCCATGCTTTTGAAGATGCACCTGTAGAACCTGTTACAACATTCAAAGGTAATCCTCATATAGAAGTAAGAAAGGGTGTACTAAGGACTAATAAGAGTTGGAAACAAAGTAAAGACTCTTATGAGGTAGTAAAAACTATTCAAAGAGAAGTCTTTACTATTAACGACTTTGCCTTAGATGTACTTACTGAGTACCCAGCTATCCACTCTGATAAGCCTGAGTACATTATGTACAAGCGTTGTATGCATTATGCACGTAAATTCCAACATCTAGAGTTTATGTTTCCTAACTATCTAGATAGCAGAGGGCGTACTTATGATAGTACTACTGTAGGCTTTAGTCCTCAAGGTGCAGATCATGAGAAGGCTCTAGTGATCCCAACATACAAAGAAGTGCTTACTAAGGATGGCTACTCAGCTTTACTAGAAGCAACTAATGGCTACTCTGAGAAAGAGTGGACTGTAGAAGATCACATTCGTCATGCTAGAGATTGGTTTAAGGAGTATTACTCTTGGTCTCAAGCTGAGTACCCTTACCAGTACATAGTATGTGCTGATCTTATTAGGAGGTATCATGAAGACCCCCTCGAACCCTTGCCAGCCTTTACTCCTCTTGACGGAAGATGCTCTGGACTTCAACACTGGTCAGCTGTCACTAGGTCAACAGCTATTACCAATAGGTTGGGGATGCAACGGGAAGAAGCTGAAGATGGTTTGGACATCTATGAATACGTTGGATTTCGGTGGGAGAAAACCTTGCCAGAAGATCAGAAGCAATATGCTTCACGTAAGGCAGCTAAAATCCCAACAATGACTTGGGGATATAATGCTACTCGCATGACTTCCATTGAGCATATCCATGATTTGTTTGGTGAAGAGAGAGAGTGGAATGATGGTGGCTGGACTGTCACACGCTCAGGCTTAGATAGAAAGGCTACAGCGGCTCTTGGCTCTGACCTATACAATCGCCTTCATGAAACTTTAGGAGCGCTCAGTGAAGCTGTAAAGTGGGTTGGTGAGTGCGCTAGGGTAATTGGTAAGACTAATCTTTATATTAACTGGAGAGTGCCTGATGGTTTTATAGGTCAGCAGAAGAAGGTTGTCATGAAAGAAGTCAGACTACAGCCTACACTATCTGACGGGAGGAGAATGGATGTTACTGTTAGCGAACCTACTAGGCGCTCTGATAGCCGTAGGCATGTATCTAGCTTGGCTCCGAATTTTATACACTCGATGGATGCCTGCCATCTCCGTATGGTTGCAAGAAGATTACACGAAGATGGTCTGCCTATGGTATTTGTTCACGATAGTTTTGCCACTCATTCTAATTACAGGAACACCTTGTATCGCTATATTGTCGAAGAGTTTATTAAGCTTTATGACAGAAATGTTCTTGTAGATTTGAAAGCTGACTGGGAAAATGTGTACGAAATCAAGCTTCCAGACCCACCTGAACTGGGTGATTGGGAGGTAGATTCTCTTGCAAATTG